ATTGTTTCAAGAGACGACAGACGTAGTGAAGACCGTGAGATTATGCGGGACATTCAGACTGACCTAAAGGAAGTCAAACGAGACATCCTAGACATCTACAAGAAACACCCATCAGAATAAAAAAAAAGCCCGTAAGCTAGGACACATGATCCTGACTTACGGGCTTTTTTATTTGTTTAGTCTTCTAGTTCTGAGATGTCAGAAGGTATTCTGCCGCCTTTGTACAAAGCAAAGGACTATCTTTAAGAAGACCAATCGCGGTATTGCAATTCTGACACAACAAACCTCTGATCATTCCGGTGGTGTGGCAGTGATCAACAAAAAGGACACCTCTTTGTGCCTCGCTAAAGTAAACAGAACAAATAGCGCATTGGCTATTTTGAGAAGCTAAAATAACACCGTAATCAGCAAAAGTTAGCCCATACTTTCTTTTATAGTGGTGATCCTTACTTCTCTCTACATTCTCCTCTTTCCATCTTTTTGACTTGCTGGAGTTACAGTCCTTGCACACATAACATAGACCATCCAAAGTAGTCTTATTTTTATGGAAGTCCGCCCTTTCGAGAACCTTTAAGCAACGGGTACATGTTTTTGTCATGTGAACTGCTTACTTTCCAACAAATCTTTCAAAAAGACTCTTACGTTTTGGGTCCCCTCTAAGCGTCGGAGAATACGGATGGCAGAGTACACGATTTTCTTAGCATCATAAACTTTAGTTGTACCCTCTTTATCCCCCCACCTGCAACCCGCTTTGGTAATATTTGCAAGATGGAAACTGTCGGCACCCCACTGTTGTTCTGATTTATACTCAATATAATCGTTAAGGGTTATCCAACCGGGAAGAAAATCATAATAGTCAGAAGGTCCACCATCGCTGCTAATTTTTGTAATGTCTTCCCCCGAGAAGGTAGGAGGATCATACGATAGATCAGCGATAGGAATATCATACCCTACCACCCTTGAGTCAATCTCTTGCTGTACTTGGTTCATATCGTGTTCCCAATCATCATACTTTTTAAGGAACTCATTGTAGCACCACATACTGTTCTTACGATTAGCAAAAGCTACAAAGGCTTTATCTTCCGTGACAGACAACACAGTACCTGCGCCAAGATTTTCCTTTGTAAGGGTCGAGACTACAGCATCACCAACCTTAAAGACCATTAGAGATTCTCCTCATAAAACGCTTGTATCCACTGCTTACATACATCACTACGAACTATGTCGTCAACAGTAAACTCGATGACGGGGATGTCCATCTGGTACTTCTTAGCTAGGTGGATTGCTTTAGAGAGTCCAGACTGTTGCTTGATGTCAGACTGTCGGATGTCCCCAGAGAGTACAAAGGTACAGTTCTCTCCAATCCTTGTAGTCAGCATCTTCAGTTCTTCGATAGTCAGGTTCTGGGCTTCATCACAGATAACAAAAGCATCATTGAAGGATGATCCTCTCATGTACTCTAATGCGGCCATACGGATGTTACCATTCTTGACACTTGTCTCAACTACACCCTTCCCCATCTGCTCCTCCATGACGCTAAGGAGAGGCGATAGCCAAGGGGCATACTTCTCATTCATGTCACCGGGAAGGGCACCCAGAGACTTACCTACAGACACTGCTGGCCTAGTCAGGATGATCTTGTCGATCTTACGTCCAAGGTAGAGGTTACAAGCAAAGGTAACTGGTATCCAAGTTTTGCCTGTGTTGTGGGTGATTATACCGTCATTGACTACAAAGTTATGGTGTGGTGCTTGCATAGATAGGTCAAAGACCTCAAGTACCCCCAAGTCTTCTACGGAGACAACGGTAGAGATTTTCTTGTAAACCCTACCAAAGTTTTCTTGCCCGCCATCCTTGTAGTGCAACCTAGCATGATCTGCCTTAGTCAACGCCTCAAGATTACCCAGAGAGTCGTTAGTCACAACGCCGTCTTTGTGATGAATCTCTAAGTCTGCATCGAGAAGTATTTTGTATGTGTGATTAGGGTTTTCCTTTAGTGCAAAGATGTAATCCTCATAAGAGACGTTGTTCAAGTCTGCTTCGAGAATTAACCTTGCCTTGTGGTTTCTCTTGTAGATGTAAGTCTTGTTGACTTTGTGGCAGTGGACTTTTTTATCCCAACCACCTTCATAGTACTTCAATCCTTCCACAACAACCCGATTTCTCTTTGTCTCCTTTTTCTTGGCGCGGTCTGTCTTAGGGCACTTAAAGTCTCCTTTACATAGCAAACGATCACCAACAACAACCTCTTTGGCTACCTTGAAAGAACCATCCTCTAGCAAGACTTTATCATCTTTAGTAATCTTTACAAAACCACAGTCTTCTGTAGTAATTCGCAAGACTTCCTTGTGACCCGTCCGCCAAGCACCGATAACCTTGTTCAGAAAGATTTCACCAGTCTCTTGATTGTACGAATGTACAAAAGTATCAGCCTGCTTCTTGAAGGGGAGCCTTACGCCGGGTTCACCATTGAACTTCTTCACAAAGTCTTCCAGAGTGATCTTACGAACACCCTTCCTCTTGCCCCTATTGTAGGCAATAAGGGTATCCCCAGTCTTGCAACCACTTGGGCCTAGAGCGATAACCTGATTGCTTTTCTTTAGAGCATCTAGGTAGGTACGCTGATTTTCATTACGGGGGAGGATTGGTACGAGTTTACCTACAGACTCTTCCTCTGCACCCTTGTACTTCGTTACCCGCTTACCTCGTGGCTTCTCAGCAATCATTTGTCTAACTCCTCTAGGTATTTGTAGAGTTCAGCGCAACCACCTACATACTTCTTATCATGCCAAATCTGAGGGACAGTCTTTAACCCTGCCTTGTCTATAAGTTTGATAAGCATTGGGTGTTCTGTGTAGAGGAAAGCCTCGTAAGGCTCCCCCCGATTGTTAAGTGCTTCTTTGGCCCTATCACACCAAGGGCAATCGTCACGAGTGAGGATGTAGAACATGGTTCTTAGGTCAAGTCTACAATTTCGCAACTTCCCCCAGAGCAAGCAAAAGTACTTGTGCCTTTAGAAGTGTCTTCAGTCTCATACTCACTCAGTTTGGCCCAATCAATCTTGGTAGGCATAAGGGCCAGAGCATCAAGATACTCCCGCTCACTACACTCTTGGTAGGGTGCTTGAAGGTAGGTATGATCCGAACTTGGCAGAAAGGATACACCAGATACCTCATCGAAGTATTTGTAGACCCAAGCACCAACCTCAAGCCACTCATGGTCCCGAACTGTGATTGTCACGGAAGGCTTGTGCTCACACCAATGACGCTGATAAACCAACCACAACTCTAGTTGTTCGATAGCAGTCATGTCGTTACGAGTAACTGCACCTACAGGAGACTTCATGGGGAAACTAAAGACAGTGGTAGCATCGGGCTTCATGACATCAGGTTCACTAGGGATACCTTGATCCTTCATAAACTGCGTCAGAGGGTCTTTGTTGTCACCCCTTACGGTGCGGATGTAATAAGCTGAATGACGAGCGTGAATGCCAGAAGCACTATCAACCAACTGAGAAACGGTTCCTGATGGCTTGACGCAGTTGATAGCAGTAGAAGCAGGGATACCGAGACGGTCAGCCCACTCAGCATTAGTGGCAATAGCAACATTCTTCAGACGCTCCAATATTTGATGAAGATGAAGCCCACAAAGACTAACGGCACTAGCATCATTAGTGAGCATCTTGTTATCCATGATACCCGTCAACGACACACCCAAGAGACGTTCGGCTTCAGTATTATCTTTCCAAATCTTACGGAGATAGGGGAAGTGGGTGTAGGTAGACTGGATAGTCCCAAGGATTGTAGCCAGCTTTACTTTCCGTTCCAAGTCCTCAAGTGTATCCGTAGCTCGGACCACGACCTCTGTGAGGTTACAGAACTGATAGGGGCGGAGAATTATCTCCGAGCAGGGATTCGTGCCAAACTCATAATTTGCATCCCGGCGTCCATTCTTTGCTGCTTGCTTCTTACTGGCAACACGAGAGAAGATACCACGCTCACCTGACTTACTCTCTACCAAGGACAACCACTCACGCATGAAGGTTTCCATGTCAGGTTTCTCGGTGTAGGCTACAGAGTTATTAGACAAGGCACGTTGCTTATCCTTCTCCCACCAGTTGCCAGACTTGGCATGACGCATACGATCATCTGAAAGGTTAGACAAGGAAATCATAGCAGAGCGGCGTACACCACCAACTACAACAACCTCACCAATCTTGCACATCAGATCATGGCACTCAATAGAGGAGAGCCTACGTCCCTTGGCATTGACGAAGGTATTGACAGTGAAGTTGAACAACTCTACCAGAGGGGCAGGACCAGAAGCACGACCACCAAAGGTCTTAAGTTTAGCACCAGCAGGACGGACTTTAGACACATCCCATTGGGGAATCTCACCTGCGTACAGCAAGCTAATGAGTTGACGTAGGGCCTTAGCCCAACCCTCTTTACTGTCTTTGACTACAACGATAGTCTCGCTCTTGAACATCTGGTCGGGTACTTCTGGGAGCTTACTGATGTACTGACGCTCTACAGAGAACCCCACACCTGTACCACAGAGCAGGATGAACATAGCCTCATCAAAGGACTTAGGATCATCTACAGGAAGGTAGGAGCAGTTGTAGCCAGCAGTGTTGTCACGTTCCAGAGCAGGACCAGCCGTCATTAGTGCTCTCATTGAGGGCATGACTTCGAGGTTCAGGATAGCCTGTTCAATCTCGAAAGTGGTCTGATGGTCCAGACCTTCTGGGATGATGTTCGTGATGTAGCGTCCAACAGTCTCTCCCCAGTTCTCACGACGATTCTCAGAATCAATCCAACGGGCATAACGCGAAGTTGCGATGAAGGATTGATAGTCTGTAGGCAGGTAGTTATTCATATTGTTCTTTCTTTAGGTTCTTTTAGTCTGTGATAATTGCAACACGGTGGTTTTGAACCACAATCCTATTTGTAGTTACATCAGCCTTGGCGCATAAGGGGTTCTGGATAGACCATGCCACCAACACGACAGGTACAGTCTTGTCCCTTATGGTCTCTAGCTTGTTGATCAACTCTTGTACTGTCATTTGATAAGGTCCGATAGGTCAACTTTAGGATAACCTTCACACTTAATGATCTTACCATCTGCCCTACGCTTAATGGTACCATCAGGTTGGTACATACGTCCCATGTTGTTCTCATGGACACGCTTTAGGGCTTCTTCTACGTCCCACCCACGAGCATTAGCATAACCGTAGATGACATACAAGAGGTCTGCTAGTTCTTTAAGTTCAGCAGCAGGGTTATAGTCTTTACCAGAGATATTGTAGCCTGAACCACATTCTGTCTCTGCACCCCACTCTCCAAACTCTTCATCAATAAGCCTATCATAGAGGGATACATCAGGCTTCTGCCCACTGACCTCTGCAAACTCCTTCACCATTTCTGTAGGTGTCTTACATTGTCCGACATCCCGGGGATCAGGGTACATAAGAGTATCCAAGTCAATCTGTTCCATCATTTAGCTCTTCCTTTGAAGATGGTTTCTTGTTGTTCAGAGTGTTGAGGCCAGAAGTACCAACAAAAGTTATCAACACTAGTGTGCTTGCTGTCTTTGATCCACTTTAGTCTACCAATAGACACAACCTTCTGACACCTCACCATAGCATCCCCGAAGTACACATTCTGCATGTAGTCTGCTGGCAGCAATAGCCAAGTAGGTTTCAGGGTAATGAAGTGATAGAGCATAGGCATCAGTATGTCCCTAGTGAACGGTGGGTTCGTCACAATCAGGTCTATACCACACAACTGATCTTTTGTGAGGTACAAAGCATCCATAACCTTAGAACTCTCGACCGTCTCCCTAATGTCACTACGCCATTGGCATATAGCTACATCCATCAAGAGGTCTTCTAGATCACCATTACCGTAGCAAGGTTCTGCATAAGTCTTACCCCTAATGAAAGGGATAAGAGGTTCTGTTGCTTTGGGGTCCGTCGTGGGATAGAAGTCCTTGGGTACCTTCTCGAAGTCACTACGCTTACCCATGCGCTAGGTTCCTATGTAGGTGTGTCCCAAGACCTTGGACAATAGGCCAATAGACAGAGTTACCTACTTGCTTAAGTCTGTCCACCCTTCCGGCAAGGCGAACATCCACTCCGCGAAGCAAGGGTTGAGGGATACTATCGGATCGTCCGAAGGGGTTGCTGTAGATGAACTGCAAATCCTCCTTGCGACCCTCCCCCCTTTGTCTAATCTGGCCAACACACTCCAGCGGCTTGAGTCTTTCCCCTCTGAGGCTGCGACAGTAGGCAATGATCCATATGCGGTCCCGTTGGTGAGTGGCACCAAGGTGGGAAGCTGTGATACAATGCCATTCTGCATCATACCCGATCTCATGGAGGTCTTGAAGCACTTGGTCCAATCCTCTATTGCGAAGGGCTGAGACGTTTTCAATGATAACTCCTTTTGGTTGGATGTCTTTGATCAGACGCTTGTAGTGTCGCCAATAACCTGAACGCTCACCTTCTATACCTGCGCCCTTACCAGCTAAGGAGATGTCTTGGCAAGGAAATCCACCAGTGATAACGTCAACCTTTGTGAAAACTGTTGAGCCTTCCACGTCATCGTGCAAGATGCCGCCTTCTAGGTAAATAAGGTTTGTAATATCAGAGAACTTAGGAACTTTAGGCCAATGTTTGGCTAACACAGCTTGACACTTCTTATCCCACTCACAGAAGGCAACTGTCTCGTATAACCCAGTCTTTTCTAGGCCATACGAGAAACCACCAATACCAGAGAACAAGTCCAAGACCTTAAGTTTACCCATCTAGTCTTACCTCACTTTGTTCCATACAACTCCTCAAGCCTCTTCATAGAGACAAACTCAGGCTCATAGACGCCCTTGTCTAGCTCTCGTTTAATAACTATTCCCTTCCACCATTCAGTGTTTGCCTGACCCGCCCAGCTTTCCTCTGCACCCTTAAAGCAACCAACTACAAGACCAATTATTGGTCGAGGGTGAGCAGAGTCTTTGAAGTATAGACTACGCTTATGACTGTGACCACAAGTAGAACTGTGGTTCCTATTAGAGATGACACTGTAGGCATGGTGCATCCCTGATGTAGCTGTACCATAGTTACCAGAACTAAAGTAATGGGCATAAGAGACACCATCATAGTCAGCTACAGCAGGAGCAGAGTTATGATACTCATGGTATTCATCAAACCAATGGTCAGTTTGTAGGTGACTGAACGAGATGCCATACTTTGATCCCTCTAGTCGGGGGTCTTGTGCTATGGCTTTCTTGATACGGTTCTCGTGGTTACCTTCAAACCCAATGTAGACTGGTTGCTTACGCTTGTGGTATCGGAACTTCCAACGCATACGCTCCATTGCATCGTTGTAGTGTTCAACATCTGCTTGGTAGGATTGGGACACAATGGCTTGAGGATAACGTGTGTCGTAAGTGTTAAGGGATCGCATATCAGCACCATCCCCCAAGTCAAACACATAGTCAGGCTTTAAATCATACAGAAACTCTCCTAACCAAGTGAACCTCTCATTACTGACAGAAGGATCAACATGGGCACAAGAGAACACTACGGCTGTTTTACCTGTCATACGAAGATCACCTTAGGTTCAACCGAATGGTAGAAGTGGTTGACAATGGCATAAGCCTCATTGAACTCCTCAAACCACAAGGGAATATCTCTAACATCGTGTTCATCATTCATACGACATTTGACTTCCAGCAACCATTCACAGTGGTCAGGGATACCCTCATCATCAGGGATATGATCACGGTGAGTTGGGCCTTGATTGATGTGGAAAATTGTGAACTTAGTTAGACCCAAGTCAAACATGCGTTCATCTACTTCTTGGCTGATTTCCTTCTCACGATAGTCCAAGTAAGAGTCTGGAACAGCCTGTAGCGCCCAGTCAGACAACTTGCTACACAAGACACCAAAGTTAAACAAGAGGTAGTTTTTCATTCCTTGGTCCATTCTATTGGGATTACTTTATCAGACCACTTGAAACCATATTGGTTACACCACATGGAATATGTCGTTTTAGAGCCTTTGTACAGCTTTGCTCTAGCATTAGAGAAGACAAACCTGATGTCCAACTCAGGATGTTGCTTCTGGATCAGAAGGTGTTTCTTACGATCCTCTGTCTTGAAGAGGCCCTTGGTCTCTATGATTATCCCATTAGGAAGCTGGAAGTCAACAGTATACTTACGGGTCTCTGCTAGTTCATAGGGAACCTTTAGTTTCTCGTATTCGTAGGAAACTCCAGCTTCCTCTAGTTGCTTGGCAATCTTCTCCTCAAGGCCAGAGCGATAACCATTCTTGATGGCTCTTGCCCTTACGTTGCTTACTCTGGGGGTTGCCACATCTGCCCCTCTTCCCTACGTAGCCACAAGAGCCTAGCGTTCTCTAGCACCCGCTCCTTGTCGCCATCATAGGCTTTGACTACAGCCTCGTACAGGTCTTTCTCTTCTGTGATACCCTCTAGGAGTTTATCTGCTTTCACAGGACCAACCCGAAGAAGACCCTTGATGTTGTCGGCTGCATCACCAGTAAGTATCTGCTTGTAGAAGAACTTGATACCAGAAGCAGGTTCTACAAAACTCCAATCACCCTTGACAAAGTTGAAATGCCAACAGGGTATCTGTAGCATATCTTTGTCGATAGATGCAACCACAGTCGTCTCAGGGTCATTCTTTGTAACTGCAATAGCAATGGCATCGTCTGCTTCTTGCCCATTAATAACTATACCACGATAACTCTCTACCAGATACCGCCTAGCATCAGGAAGCAAAGCAGGTTTAGGTGTTGACTTACGATTACCTTTGTAGACGGCAGTCACAGCCACTTCATTACGGAAGTTATTCCTACCAGTCAGGTATGTGGTGTAGTCATCTCCACTAGAGAACACAAGAGTTTCTCCAATGAGGTAGTCCATCAAGTCATCTACTTTAGCCTCTACCTCCCAAGGATAACCCAGATCACCTACAGAGAAAGCAGCCCTGTATGCGACAATGTCGCCATCAATTAACAGGGTCTTTACTACGTCTGGTTTACTCATCATTCTTCAGATACTCTTTGATATAGACTGCGATAGTCTGCCAAGGGATATGACCTAGTTGAAAGGTTCCGTGCTTACTCCCTACATCTAACAGCCAAATACCATCACTATCGTATTGAAGTTCAAGCTCACCTTTAAGTGTTGTCATTAGGAACCAAAGCTTTCCAACTCACCGGATACAGTTTTTCCATAGTTTTGTCTATCTGTTGTGCTACCAAGCGGGTTTCATATTGCGTATCCTCTTTAAGGCGAAGGTTGCACATATTCGCAAAGGCATCCATTGAGCCACTCCAATACCACTCGGTGTACATCGAAACAGGTAGAACAATACGTGCTTGTTCTGGGGCCACACCTGCTGCAATCATTCGACCATAAGTGAGAACAGCAAGTTCTTGAACATCTTGTGCCACATAGCTAGGGTGAGTCCACTCTCCACTTTGATCAAGCACACAAGAGGTAGTGATTTCACCAGAGGAACCCTGTTTTTTATCCTCACTACGCCCACGCCACACATCAGGGACATAGAACTCAGGTTCCGAATCAACGTAGCGACGACTAATCTCATTCATACGCAGGTACTCATGCTTGACTAGTTGTCGTGCTACAAAGATAGGTGCCTTGATGTGGAAGGACGCAAAGCAGTGTCCGAAGGGAGAGTAGTGTTTGTGCTTGGCAAGGTACTGGACCAACTTAGTATCTTTGTCAGAGAGAGACACGTGATCCCCAAGACGGCAGTCTGCGCAGTAATGGTCGTAGTCCCAATCTGCTTTCCAATTAGTGCCCTTACAGTCAGAGCAGACCCACTTACTTTTCTTCCCGAAGGAGACTCTAGCTGCATTCACAACGCTAAGGTCTGATCCCAT